GGCGACAGTGCGTTGCGATTCGGTGCTGCGGTCATCCCGCAGGATGCGGCGAGCCTCTTCGACGCGCTCAGACACCCAGAGGATCATGTTCTGGCTCAACATGTCAGCATCCTCCGTGCTGGCGCTCGTAGGCGGCTTCGTTGGCGTTCTCGACCATGGCGTCACCGCACTTTTGCACGGCGTATTCGGCGATCAGATCGGCCAGAAAGTCGGGGCAGGGGACCAATCGAGGCTGCTTGACGTTGAAGCCCAGTTCAATCAGCTCAACGTTCTCCACCTCGATTTCGGGCGGATCACCGGGGAGCCAGTTGCCGAACGACTTGCAGAAATAGTCGGATGTGCCGGGGCTGTAGTCGTAATAGACCCTGGCTTCGAGTTCCGCCACGCAGGCCCCGTTAATTTCCCAGGAATAGGTGATGTCGATGATGTTGGTCATCTCACATCTCCTCGTTGAGCGCGGCGTTGATGCGGCGGATCAGGCTGCTGGCCTGATGGCTCAAAACGTCATGGCAGTCGTCGCAAAGCTGGTTTCCAGCGATGTAGAGGTATTCCTTCAGATCGCGCAGCAGGGCTTCGCGGCTGTCGCCGGTCTGCGGCAAGCCGCTGGCGGAAAGAATGCCTGCGAACAGGGGGTGAAGGCTCATAATCTCTCTCCTCTTTGGCCTCCCCTTTGGCCCCGGCTTTCGCCAGGGCCGCGACGGGGAGGACGCCGCATCGGTTGGTTCCGACAAGAGAATTAAGCCACACTGGATTAGTTATTGCAATACCCCAGAGCAAGAATTTTTGCTTTCGCATCCTCGAAACCGTACCCCACGACCACCGTCTGGCCGATGGCCCGGAGATAGGCGTGCCAGTCCTTCTGATCGGAGGATACCGCCCCGCCCTTGGCTCGCTTCATCTCCACCCAGACGGTTCCTTGGGGGATGAAAAGATCGGGGACGCCAGCCGAGACGCCTTCGACCTTTAGCTTCGCGCCCTGGCTGCGGGATCGGCTCCCGCCATTGGGGATGGCGAAGATACGGACATCGGGAAACGTCCGGCGGAACCACTGCACGAAAAGCGCCTGTTCCTCATGCTCGCTCAGAACGGAATCTGAAGTTCCCATCTCTCACATGCTCCTGGTGTCTGTTGGAAATCATCGGGCGGAACCGCGTCGTACTCGCTGCATTTTCCGCCCACGCTAAAATCGCAGTTAAAGCAAACACGAGGAGGACCGGCCTTTTCCCAGTCTTCCAGAGCCTTCGGCTTTGTTATCATTCCCATATCCTTTTCGTAACCTTGGCGAATTTGCCGTCTATGGTGTAGGCGATGCTTGATGGTGGTGTGCCTTTAGCCGTCGCGTAATCGCACCACCCACGCCAGTCTTCCGAATCGCGCTCAATACCGGCATTATTGCAGATGCTTGTGAGCGTCCTGGCGGCCTTCTCCCCGGCATATCCCTCGTGAAAGATCGCCATATATTCGTGGATCGGCTTGTCCGAAAGCGCCCCATAATATGTGATCCTAATCATATCCTTTCCCGACGTGTAGGACGTGTGCGGGCTGAATTTCCAGCTTGTTACGTCCATTGTCTTCCCGGTCGGCTCGTCCCGCATGATATCGGCATCCGATAGCTTGTAGACCTTCTCTGCCGGGGCGGGGAACTCATAGCCGCAGGCGGGGCAATTGCGGGCGGCAATGGCAACCAGTTCCTGGCACTCCGGGCACACCTTAAGCGGTGGCTCGCCCTGCTTCTCTCCAGGCTTCTTCGGCTCGCGGACATTGGTGATCGGCCCATGTGTCTCGACGTTCCCGGCGAAATCCAGCACCAAGCAATGATCGGTGTGGCTCTTGGGCCGGAGGCCGCGCCCCGCCATCTGGACATAAAGACTAGGCGACATGGTGGGGCGAAGGAATGCGATCAGGTCGATATCGGGATAGTCAAAGCCTGTGGTGAGAACATTTGCATTCGTCATGGCCCTGATGTGCCCTGCCTTGAACTCGTCAAGCAGCCGCGCACGTTCTGCCTTTGGCGTTCCTCCCGTGATGCAGGCTGCCGGGATGCCATTGGCTGTTAGCTCCTCGGCGATGTGTTCGGAGTGCTTCACGCCAGTGCAGAACACCAGCCACGCCTTGCGGTCACCCGCCCGCCGGATGATCTCGGCCACCGTCTCGCGGTTATTCAAGTGGGTGTCCATAGCGTCTTGCAACTCGCTCTCGATGAACTCCCCGCCGCGCTTGTGGACGCCTGCCGTTGATAGCTTGTAGTCCGTCTTCTTGCTATGGAGAGGCGCAAGATGTTTGAGATAAAGCAGCTCCTCGATGCTGACCGGCTCTATTAGATCGGAGAAAAGGGCACTCCCATCGCAAATCCGGCCATGCCCTAAGCGCCATGGTGTTGCCGTTAGACCAACCACGCGAAGGTGCGGGTTGATTTCGGTCAAGGCGTTGATGAGCGTCCTATACCCGCCTTCGTCCTTGTGGCTAATCGTATGGCACTCGTCCACGATCACCAGATCGACATGACCGATCTCGTCCGCCTTGGTGCGGACAGACTGGATACCGGCGAAGGTGATAGGCTCTCCAGCTTGCTTCCGTCCGATGCTGGCCGAATAAATGCCGATGGGCGCATTCGGCCATACGGCGAGCATACGGGTGTAGTTCTGCTCGATCAGTTCCTTGACGTGGGTCAGCATCAACACCCGTGTCTCGGGCCATTGCTGCAATGCATCCCGGCAAAGCGCCGCGATGATGACGCTCTTTCCCGCGCCGGTGGGCAGCACCAAACATGGGTTTCCCCGGTTGCCCTTGGCGAACCAGTCATAAAGCTGGTCGATGGTGCGTTGTTGGTAGTCGCGGAGCTTCATCCTTGAATCCTCCCGCCGAGTTGGCTTCGCACCTTCATCACCAGATTGTCCTTGGTGGCGCAGGCTTCCGGGTTCGCCAGGATTTCCTTGGACGAAAAGACATTAGCGTCGGCTTCGCCATTGCGGACATGGTGGCCCATGATCTCGTAGACCGCTTCGTTATCGGCCTCGCCGGGGATCAGCTTCCAGGGCACCAGATCGGGATGCAGGACGTGGCTGTCGCATCCTTCATACTGCGTCTCGGACGGGATCACCGCGCCGCCCCAGCGGGTGCAAGTCCACTTGCCATCGCCCTCGGCGGTGGACAATGCGCAAGTACGGCAGTTCACCTCCTTGGTCCGATTGGTCGAGTGGCAGAACTCATGCCCAGCGCAAAACTTGCACTGATACCAAGTCGGGTCTGTCGAGCAAGGCGGCGGAATGCGGTCGTCGGTGGTGATGCGGTGCCCCCGTTCCAGGGCCTTTTCGGCGTGGCTGGCGTCATACCGCACGCGCTCTGTGTAGATGCGGTCGTCATCCTTGCAGACGGCTACATAAAGCGCCCGGTCGATCTTGGTGCCGTGCATGTAGATTTGCATTTGGGTGTAGTGCATGGGCTTGCTCAACTGCACGCCCTTGGTCGCCACTTCATCCCATGACTTCTTGCTGTGCGTCTTGAACTCGGCGACGTGGCGCTTGTTGGGAGCCTCGGGAACGCCGCGTTCAATGATGCCGTCCGTCGATCCGCCGATGTGACCGCCCAACTTGAGGAAGGTCTGATTTCCCTCGGTGGACCCAATCTCAATGCCGATCATCTTGAGGTCGGCGACGATCCAGCTTTCTTCGTGGTGGCCCCGGCGAAATACCCGGCGGATGCGACCGGGGAACTTCTCGATCACCGCCCATCGAAACAACAACCAAAGCCACCGATCACAATGGTGGCCGAGGATGCTGGCACCCAGGTGCAGGCGCGGCTTGTCCGATACCGCCGCGTGTGCCGCGTCGATCAGGGCTGGGATGTAGTGTTGGGGTTCGGGGATGGTGGTCATAGTGCGACGCCTTCGCTGCGGATTTTCTTCATGCTGAGATATTTTGCGTACGCCTCGCTCTTGGGCTGGGTCAATCCCAGACCTTTGCACCACCAGTCATTGCGCAAAAGAACCTTGCACAGCCTGCGCCAAGACGGTGCCCATTGCTTGTCTTCGAGAACCTTCGGGGCCTCGTCGGGTATGCCGTCGATATAGCCACGGCTACGCCATCCTTTAAGAAATGAACGGAACCGCTTTATGTAATGTTCCCTTGTCTTCTTCGGCATTGAGCCAAGAAGGAGATTGGCAAAGCTTTTCCACGTATGCCCTTCTGGCTTGGTGATCTTGCCATATCCCATGACATTGCCGCTTTCCCCAATATACAGGGCACCTGAATTAGCTCCATTGACGCGGGCGATGAGCTTGAACCACGTATCAGGTTCAAGGATATGATACAGCCACAATCCGCGCCTCTGATCGTCACCGTATGGCTGGCAGAGCCTTTGCTGGCTGATAGGAACTCCAGCCTTGTGCATGAGGTCATAGATTTTGTTGTGGGGCATATCGGGGAACTTGGCGTGGAACCTCCAGATATCCTCTGTCCTCCAATCATAGATCGGATAGACGTTGTAGAGGTTGTCGCCGATGTGGGTGGTATAACGCTTCCCACCGTGCATCCCCTTGTCAAACACGGCGATGGTGCGGAAACGGTTCAGACTTTCATCGGCGCGAATACCAATGAACCCACCACAACTTTTCCCGTCAGCATACCAAAGGCCCCACAGCACAATAAATTCCTCAAACTCAAGCCCTTGCTGAAAAAACGGGTATTCATCAAGGTCCTTCACTGCGGCCTTTGGCATGTCACGAACCCATATATCTTTCTTCTCAGGTTCCCAGCACATCCAGCGAGGCTCGTAATTTGTCACGGCATTGCGGAGCACCATAGGCAGGCAGACCCAGTGAAGATCAATATGGTCTTTGTACATTTCGACCATCTCATTGATATGATCAATTGTGAAAGCGTATTGAGCCTCAAGGTCGATAATCAGGACGCCAACTTTCCGACCGCGCTTGATAGCCTCAGACATGACAAGGTGCAGCATGACGCTGCTATCTTTGCCGCCAGAGAAAGAGACATACACCTTTTCGAACGAGTCAAAAGCATATGAGATACGTTCGACGGAAGCGTCATACACGGATACATTGGTGTATTTCTTCATCTTGGACATTTCAGTATAACTCCGCCTGAGTTTTAGACGCTGCTTGTTCCAAGGTAAGAGTTTCCTCACCACGGGACGAAAGCCACACATTCAGATATTTCAGAGCCATGAGGTTTGCCGCCAACTGCTGATCTTCAGTCAGCATGTTGAACCCGCCACGATAGATTGCGGGGATGCCTTCTGAAATGCAGAGAGACGACTAGCCGAGCCACGCAATGCGGTTCATGTTCTCATTGCTGAGGTAATGCTCGCATGAATTAGGCCACTCATTGAGAACGCGCTTAAGAGCAGCCTCAAACCTATCAAGATCAGACAAGAGGCTTCGATAAATCTCCTGGCATTCGTCAGGCGTCTTTGTCTTGTCAGATGGCTTGTTCTCATAGAAACCAGCGGGATAGCATTCCCACTTTTCCCATGTGTGGTATATGCGTTTCATGGCTACGCCTCTTCGTCAATGCCGTCAAAGTCATCTTCAAAGTTCTCAACGTCCCAAGACATGGAGAACTCTTGGTCGCTGAAAAGTTCTGTCAATCCAGACAAT